ATCTTGGAATGGAAGTAATTGGACAGAAGTAAATGATTTAAATACAGCAAGATATTTTTTAGGTGGAACTGGAATTATTACAGCAGCTCTAGCTTATGGTGGTACTGGGGGTTCATCAGCAACAGAATCTTGGAATGGAACAAATTGGACAACTGTAAATAGTCTAAATACTGGAAGAGATGCACCGGCAAGTGCTGGAATTCAAACTTCAGCATTATGTATTGGAGGTAGTCCCCCTGTTACAGCAAAAACAGAATTATGGAATGGAACGAATTGGACAGAAGTTAATGCTTTAAATACTGCAAGAGTAGGTGCAGGTGGAGCTGGAGCATCTAATACTTCAGCAATAGCTTTTGGCGGTGGAGTACCATATCCGTCAGCCCCACCTCCTACAGTTCCTACAACAAAAACAGAAGAATGGAATGGAACTAACTGGACAGAAACAACTGATTTAGCAACAGGAAGAGCTTACATAGCAGGTTCAGGAACAAAAACTGCTGCATTATCAAGTGGTGGTAGTGATACAACTAACACAGAAGAATGGACAGGTGCAGGGGCTCCTGTAGTTAAAACAATAGACACGGATTAATTATGGCAACATACAAAGAAATACACGGAACAAATATTGAAGTAGTATCATCAGATCCATCGAATCCTGTTGAAGGACAAGTTTGGTATAACTCAACAACAAATGTTTTAAAAGGTGAAGCACAAACAGCTACAGCTGCTTGGTCTTCTGGTGGTGCTTTAAATAATGCAAGATTTGTTTTAGGTGGTGGAGGATCACAAACTGCAGCAATTGCATTTGGTGGTGTTCAATATACACCTCCTCCAGTTTCTCGAGCATATACGGAACTATATGATGGAACTAGTTGGACAGAAGTAAACGATTTAAATACTGCAAGAGAAAGAGTTTCATCTGCAGCTACTACTAACACAGCTTCTTTATGTATAGCTGGAGTTGTGTATCCAGGTGCAACAACTAAAAATTTAACTGAAAACTGGAATGGTACAAATTGGACTGAAGTTAACGATACAAATCTTTCAGAAGGTGGACGTTTTGGTTTTGGAACACCTTCAGCAGCAGTTATTGCTGGTGGTGGGTCTCCACCAAATATGAATGTAACAGAAACTTGGAATGGAACTAATTGGTCTACAAGTCCTGCTACATTAAACACTGGAAGAAAAGATAATGAAGGAGGTAGTTCAGGAATTTCAACAGCTGGAATAGTTGCTGGTGGTAATAACGGAGCAACCTATGACGTAACAGAACTTTGGAATGGTTCTGCATGGACAGAAGTTAACGACTTAAACACAGCAAGATCGGGTATGATGTTATCTGGTACAACAACAGCTGCAATAGCTGCAGGAGGAACTCCTAACCCAACAGCTTCAGCAACAGAAAGTTGGAATGGAACTAACTGGACAACTACAACATCTTTACCTGCACAAAAAAGAAATGCAGGAGCTTCACGAACAGGTGGAAATACAGCTGCTTTAGTATTTGGTGGTTATTATACTGCTCAACAAGCTACAAC